CGGAGGGCAGGCTGCCACTACGTCCACGTCTGGTCGCGGTGGTGGCGGCGGCGGCGGAGCGTCTGGCGCGAGGAAAGCGGTGTCATGGGCGGACGTTCCGGCTGCCGGGGTAACGGTGACGATCGGAGCCGGCGGGACCGGAGGTGCCATCAACGCGACAGGCGTGGCAGGCGGCGACACTTCGGTCGGCAGCCTGTGCATCGGCAAGGGTGGGACGCCGGGAACGCCGGGGCCGGCGGGAGGCACTGGTCTGGGAGGTGCCGGGAGCGTCGGCGACCTCGTGGTGAGGGGCGGGCAGGGGATGTACGGGTCTTACCAGCTCACGGCGGCTGCGGTCAGGCTCATCAATTCGTCCGGCGGGATAGCCGCCTTCGGCTACGGGTTTGGCCGACGGAGCCAGTCGGCGTGGAGCATCGTCGGACTTGACGGCGAGGGCCGAGGGGGCGGCGGCGCGGGCGGAGTGAGCTGGAACGGCGCGGCCGGGCAGCCGGGCGGGGATGGATCCAGCGGCATCGTCACCATCACGGAGTTCATCCGCTGAGCGACGTTTTCACCCAGCTCAACATTGTCCTCGCCGGGCTCAATCCCGAGCAGCGCGCCGAGCTGACCGAGCTGGCGCGCAGCCGGGCCAAGCGCTCGATCTGGATCCCCAATCCCGGCCGCCAGATGCAGGCCTATCTCTGCGAGGCCGACTGGCTCCTCTACGGCGGTGCGGCCGGCGGCGGCAAGACCGATCTCTTGCTCGGCACCGCGCTCACCCAGCATGAAAACTCGGTGATCTTCCGCCGCCAGGGCGTCGATCTCCGCGGCACCGAGGACCGGCTGATCGAGATCCTGGGCTCGCGCGCCGGCTACAACGCGACCGACATGAAGCTCAAGCACCAGCGCGGCATCCTGGAGTTCGGGGCGCTGGAAAAGCCCCACTCCGAGCTGACGTGGCAGGGCCGTCCGCACGACCTGATCGGCTTCGACGAGGGGGCCCAGCTCTCCCTCGACAAGGTCTTGTACGTCACCGGCTGGCTCCGCAGCGTCACGCCCCACATCAGGAAGCGCGTGATCATCGCCACCAACCCGCCGACCGGCGGCGAGGGCGAATGGCTGATGGAATGGTTCGCGCCGTGGTTGGATCCCACGTTCCCCGACCCTGCGGAGCACGGCGAGCTGCGCTGGGCGATCGTCGTGGACAGGAAGATCCGCTGGGTCCACGGGCCCGGCGTCACCGAGATCGGCGGCCACACGTACACGCACGAATCCTACACGTTCATCCTCAGCCTCCTGGAGGACAACCCCTTCCTGGCGAAGACCGGCTACCGGGCGAGAATCGAGAACCTGCCCGAGCCGCTCAGATCGCAGCTCCTGCACGGCGACTTCCTGGCCGGGCGCGAGGACCATGCGTGGCAGACCATTCCGACCGACTGGGTCAAGGAGGCGCAGAAGCGGTGGTCACGCGCCGGCGAGAAGCACCGCACGATGATCGCGCTCGCGATGGACGTCGCGATGGGCGGCCCCGATCAGACGACGATCGCGGCCCTGCACGAGGACAACTGGTTCGCGCCGATCATCGTGCGCGCCGGCGTCGCCACCAACGACCCGGTGCAGCACGCGGCGCTGCTCATCCTGTCGCGCCGCGACGGGGCCGACATCTCGCTCGACGCCACCGGCGGCTGGGGCTCAGGCGTCCTCTCGAACCTCAAGCACCAGCACGAGATGCCGGTCCACGGCATCGTGTTCAGCCGCAAATCGCTGCTCAAGGACAAGACCGGCAAGCTCGGCTTCCGAAATCTCCGCGCCGAGATGTACTGGAAGCTGCGCGAGGCGCTCTCGCCGGACTCAGGCCTCGACCTGATGCTGCCGCCCGGCCCCAGGCTGCTCGCGCAATTGACCACGCCGCGCTACGAGATCCACGGCACCGACATCCTGATCGAGGACAAGGCGGCCATCCGCAAGCGCACCGGCGGCTCGACCGACGAGGGCGACGCCGTCGTCATGGCGTGGCACCGCAGGGGAGCCGCGGCGCGCAAGCAGGCGATCAGCGTGCCGGGCCTGCCCCCGCTTGCCGACTGGGAGAGGCCGGTCATCGACCAGTCGCCCTGGCGCACTGACCAGTGGATGATCCAATGACGCCGGAAGAAACCGCCATCGAGGTCATGTCCGGCGATGAGCAGATCATCGCGCTCGGCAAGGCGCGCTGGCAGCGCTGCAAAGACTACGAAGGCACCGCCCAGCAGCGCTGGTTGGCGGACCAGAAATTCCACTGGGCGGATCCGGACAACGGCTGGCAGTGGCCGAACTACCTCTGGAACATGCGCCGCGACGACCCGGCCGGCTACAAGCCGCGGCTGACCGTCAACAAAATCCGCTCGCACAATCTCCAGATCACCAACGACCAGAAACAGAACAAGCCGGGCATCAAGATCTCGCCGGTCGGCGACGACGCTACGTTCGAGGCGGCCAAGATCTGGATGGGCCTCGTGCGCCACATCGAGCGCATCAGCAAGGCGACGGTCGCCTACTCGACGGCCGGCGACTTCCAGGTCCAGTCGGGGCTCGGCTACATCAGAGTGGACTGGGACTACATACCGGGGACGTTCGACAAAGAGATCTACATCCGAAGAGTCCGCAACCCGCTCAACGTCTTTTTGGATCCCGATAAGAACGAGGTCGATGGGTCGGACGCGCGCTTCGGCTTCTACTTCGACGACACGCCGCGCGTCGATTTTCTGGAGGAGTTCCCCTGGATGAAGGGGAAGGTCGGCGAGGCCGCGTTCGGCAACTCGCAGGGCTGGATCAACCAGGACCACATTCGGCAGTGCGAGTATTTTTTCAAGGAGCTGAAGAAGGACAAGCTCGTCCTGATGCGGAACCCCGACGCCGAGGGGGCTGCCGACAAGTTTGTCATGGCCAAGTGGTCGAAGATCCCGGCGAAGATCCGCGCCCAGATCGAGCCCGGCGACATCATCCGCCGCCGCGAGTTCATGGACGAGACGATCCGCTGGGTGAAAATTGCCGGCAACGACATCGTCGATAGGGGCAAGTGGCCGGGGCGCTTCGTGCCGCTGGTCCCGGTGGTCGGCGAGGAGGTCGAGATCGACGGCATCCTCGACAGGAAGGGCCACACGCGCGGCATGAAAGACGCGCAAAGAATGTACAATTTCTGGACCTCCAACGCCGTCGAGCAGGTGGCGCTGCAAACCAAAGCGAAGTGGTTTGTGCCAGTCGGCAGCACCGAGTCGCTCGACGCCTACTTCAAGACCATCAACACGTCGAACTACCCCTACGTCCCCATCAACGCCTTCGACAACGAGGGCCGGCAGCTCCCGCCGCCAGTACCCATCGACCCTCCAACGATGGCCGATGGGTATATCAAGGGCATGATGGTGGCGCGCGAGGAGCTGATGATGGTCAGCGGCCAGCGCGAGGAAAACTTCGGCCAGCCGACCAACGCGATTTCGAGCGTCGCGATCGACCAGCGGCAGCGCAAGGGCGATCAGGCGACCTACCACTACATCGACGGCCTCGCGACGGCGATCCGGCAGGTGGGCAACATCATCCTCGACCTCGCGCCGCACATCTACTCGCGGAAACAGGTGCGCCAGATCCTCGCCGAGGACGGCTCCGAGCAGTTCATCCAGATCGACCCGTACTCGGACGTCGCCTATGCCGAGGAGAAGGGCCCCGACGACAAGACCTGGGTGATCTTCAACCCGCGGGTCGGACGCTACTGGGTCGATTCCGACATCGGCCCGAGCTACGCGACCAAGCGGCAGGAGGCCTGGGACGCCTTCGTGCAGATCACGACCGCGAACCAGCAGCTCACGACGGTGATCGGCGACCTGATGTTCCGGAACGCCGACTTCCCCGGCGCGAACGAGATCGCCGATCGCCTGAAAAACATGGTGCCGCCCGAGGCGACGGGTGGACCATCGGCGGCGCTCCAGGCTGCCCAGGCGCAGAACAAGTCGCTCCAGGCCCTCCTCGTCGAGATGACCGAGAAGCTTGCCCAAATGGAGCTGAAGACGCGCGACCAGGGCGAGCGCCGCAAGATCGAGCAGCAGGACGCCGACACGCGCCGGCTCAAGGAGATCGGCAACGCGCAGGAGAACATCGGCGACGAGGCGATCCGCCCGATCCTGGAGAAGCTGCTCAAGGAGCTGCTGGGCGAGCAGCGGGTGGGGCCGGAGGCTGCCGCGCCTGCCGGAGGCGAGGGCGAGGAGGGCGACTGGCAGAGCGACCCGATCGTCGAGGAGCCGGTGCCCGGCGCGCGGCTCGCGCCCGACGGCCAGCATTACCTCCCCGACGAGTCGCGGCCGGGTAAGTATCTGAGAGTGGAGCCCGGTGAGTGAGGTACTTGACCCTGCGCGAGTCGATCGCCCTGGCGCTCGACCGGAAGCGCCGCCTTCGCCTGATCCACAAGTGGCGGCACGGCTGGATGACGCTGCCGCGCAACCGGGACCGCTTCAAGCTGATGGCGCTTCGGCATCCGCCGAACCTGTGGCTGGATATGTGATGGACTACCGGGGGCTGGCCGCCCTGGTCCTCTCCGTCGGGGTCGCCCTGACGCTGGTCATCGGAGCCGCCGCGGTAGGCTTCTGGGGGCGGCCAATGAGTGACGTCGGCGGGCAGGCGATGATCGCCATCGGCGGTGCCATCGTCGGAGCCCTGGCCGGGTACATCGTGGGCAAAAAGGTGGAGCCATGAGCATCGAGATCCTGACACCCATCGCGTTGCAGCAGCTCCTGATGACGCACGGCTACGCCCTGCCGAAGTACGGGGCCGACGGCGACTGGGGCGGCGACAGCGCTGCCGCCTGCGAGGCGTGGTTCGAGAGGGGCGACGACCTCGCCCTGGCACCGGGGGAGGGCCAGCCCGGCGGCGGCATCCTGGTGGTGCCGGACGAGTGGATGCCGGCGTGCGCGATGGACCGCATCATCGTCCACTGGACCGCCGGCAGCTACACGGTGAGCGCCACCGATCGGGAGTGCTACCACATCATCGTCGGCGGCGACGGCTCGCTCTATCGCGGCGACAACTCGATCAAGGCGAACGTTTCGACCAACGACGCCGACGGCTACGCGGCGCACACCAAGAGCCTCAACACCGGCTCGATCGGCATCAGCGCTGCCTGCATGGCCGGCGCGATCGAGAGCCCGTTCCAGGCCGGCGGCTACCCGCTCCTCAAGGTGCAGTGGGCCGCGCTCGCTGCGGTCGCGGCCGATCTCTGCCGGACCTACGACATCCCGGTGACGCCGGAGACGGTGCTCCAGCACGGCGAGGTCCAGGCCAATCTCGGGGTCCAGCAGAACGGCAAGTGGGACATCAACAAGCTGCCCTGGCGGCCCGACGAGAATGCCGGTGACCTCTTCCGGCGCAATGTGAGCTGGCTCCTGGAGGCGCGTCGCTAAGGTGGCCAACCGGCTCGTCCGCCAGAACGTCGATTTCAGCGAGGCCTCCGGCGAGAGCGCCGACGACTGGGGCGACGTCGGGTCGCCCTGGTGGAACGAGCGCGCCAACTGGCGTCACCGCTTGAAGTGGGCCCTCCTCGACAAGGAGCGGCAGGCCCGGCTGGCGCGAGGGGAGGGCTCGGCAGGCGACATCATCGCGAACCTCGGGATGATGCCGGTCCACATGATCCAGGGCATTCCGGAGATCCCGGCGTCGCTCAAGCGCACGGGCGAATTCGTGTCGGGGCACAGCCTCGATCGGCTGCCCGACGAGACGCAGGAGGAATACGTCGCGCGTATAGCGGGCCAGCCGAGCCAGGAGGCCCTGGCCGTCGAGTCAGCCATGAACATCATGGGCGTCGGTGGACGCGCCCATCCTCCGGTGACCAACAAGCTCGTGGCGTTCGGCAGGCAGTTCGGCAGAGAGCCTGCCGAGATATTGCCGCCGGGCGTGCGGACCAGGGGGCCCGAGCCCGCGCCCATGTCCGTCGCCGAGTACAAGGATTTCACCGCCCATGCCGGCGGCAGCAAGGAGCTGGCGGCCCTCACCGTCCTGGCCGGCGAGAAGCGGGGTGGCTTCTACAGCGCGCTCGGCAAGGCGATCGACGCGATGCCGGACAAGGAGCTGACGCCGGCTGAGTGGCGGAAGAAGCTCATCGTCCCCGGCAAGGAGGCCCAGCGCACCGTTCGTGACAAGGAGACGAACAAGCCGATCATCGACCCGGAGACGGGCAAGCCGAAGACCGAGGCCTACCAGATCGAGCCGTCGTCGCCGGTCCCAGGGCTGAAGCCGGTGGAGCTGAACCCGCTGGACGCCTTCCTGAAGCACGAGGAGGAGATCCGCTCGCGGCCCGGCTCGAACCTGCCGCCGACGGTGAGCAAGGAGGAGATCCTCGACCATATCGCGACGGGGCTGCCGGAGCTGCGGGAGTGGCAGCGAGGCGGGCGCGGGTCCGGCGAGTGGAAAGTCTCGATGCGCGAGGACGGGGCCTATCAGGTCGTGGACGAGGAGGGGAACGCCTACCAGCCGCATCGCGACGAGTACCAGCAGAATGAGTTCACGAGCCCGCAGGCGGCCCAGCGCTACATGATGACGCTCGACGAGCTGCCGCACGCGCCGAACAAGGCGTCGAAGTATTCACGCTGGACGCTGGAGGGCGGCGAGAACAAGCGTGAGATCGGCCTCCAGGTGCATCCCGAGGAGGAGTCGGCGGACTGGAAGGTGGTCGAGCACCCCGAGACGACGATCTCAAAGCCGTATTACGCGATCCAGAATGCGCGCGGCGACTACGGGCTCAATCCGAACGGTCAGGGCATCAGGGTCTTTGGTGATCCTGAGTCTGCCGCCAGGGCAGCGGCTGACGAGTACGCCCCGGTGGTCGCGGACGACTACTACGGGCCCCACTGGTCCGACGACGACGAGATCAACACCTTCGCCCACGCGCGGGTCGATGAGCGCAGCGTCCTGGCCGACGGCTACGTTGTCGAGCACGCCGAGTCGGGCAACAAGTCGCCGGTCTTCAAGACGTTCGAGGAGGCCGAGGCCTACCAGAAAAAGCTGCCCCAGGCGAAGAGCACGGTCGTCGTCAAGACGAAGGGCGAGTTGAAGGCGCTGCACGTCGATGAGCAGCAGTCCGACCTCCACCAGGAGGGCCGGAAGTACGGCTACAAGACGCCGGAGAGCAAGGCGAAGAGGCTCGCTGATCTGGAGGAGGCCAGGAAGGAGATCGAGCAAGCGCACGACAACTACAATGTGGCGCTCGATAAGGCGATCGAGTTCGTCAAGACCAAGGGCCCACCCGCCACCTCGGTTCACCGGGCCAACGTCGTCTTCGCCCTTCGGAATATGAGCCAGTTCAAGGAGCTGAACATCCATCCCGACTTGGCGCGCGCCGCGAAGGAGATGGAGTTCACGCTCGCGGACAAGAAGGACGCCATCAGGAAGGCCGAAACGGACAGGGAGCGCATCACCCTCAGCGGCGAGAAGCAGCCGCCCGATGTGCCCTTCAAGAACACCGAGCAGTGGTCCGGCCTCCTGGTCAAGCGGATGATCCAGGAGGCCGTCGCGCTCGGCAAGGAGGCGATCACCTGGACGACCGGGGCTATCCAGAAGAAGCGGTTCGCGCTCACCAACCACATCAAGGAGCTGCGCTACGAGCCGGTCCTGGAGAGCGGCGAGACGAAGTATCTCCTCTCGGCGCGGACGTCGCAGACCGGCGAGTCGGTGAAGCTCAACGACGGCATCGCGGTCCCCGCGAAAGACCTCGACGGCATCATCGGGGCCGAGATGGCGGCGAAGATCGTTAAGGGCGAGGGGAGGGATGCGGGGAAGCCGGGGCTGAAGTTTTTCGACAACGTCGATCTCGATGTCGGCGGCAAGGGCATGGAGGGCTACTACGACGACATCCTCCCCAAGATCATCAACAAGATCGCTGGCAAGTACGGGGCCAAGCTGGAGAAGGGCGAGGCCCTCGGCGCGCGGCCAAAGCCCGACGAGAAGCTCGTGGCGAGGGAGCGGAACAAGTTCCAGGAAACGGTCGATGCGTCCAAGGGCCAGCTCGAGGCGGAGCTGAAGCAGGCCAAGGAGGACATGCTCGATGACTTCAACAAGCTGATCGACGACGGGTTGAGCACGGTAGCCGCGACCGAGAAGGTCACGGAGGCGAACCAAGCCGCACGCGAGGCGGCCTGGGGCCGGCACAACGACCGGATGGTTGCCGCCGATCGCGCGCGGCGGGCCGCGGTCGATGCCTCCGTCAAGCACCCGGAGGTCCACGTCCTCCGCATCACGCCGGAGCTGGCCGAGGCTGCATCGGGTGAGGGCTTCACGCTCTACGCAGGCGGCAAGCGCGGCGCTGCCATGTTCGGCCTCCTCAAGCCCGTCGAGGAGGGCAACAAACTCGGCTTCGCGCCCGACCTTCGCGTCAGGGTGCCGCGCCCAGGCAAGCTGCCCGACAAGCCGCTGATCACCCAGACGACGACCAACAAGAACGCCCAGGTCCAGCTCGACAATGTCGATCTGCTCCTGGCCGGCTTCCCGAAGGCCACCGAGAGCCCCAAGGACTGGTCGAAGATGATGGCGCATGCCTTCGCCTCCGACGAGGTGCCGATCCCGCCCTACGCCTTCATCCGCGACATCAACAGCGATGGCGCGGCGCAGAAGATCGGCTCACTGACGCCTGGGCAAATCGCCGACGCCGACCACGGCTTCGCCGAGGCGGCCAAGATGCGCGCGGCCTACGAGGCCGGGCGACTTTCCCCGGTCACGACCGGCAAGCTTTTCTTCTGGTCGTTCCTGTCCCGCGGCGTGTCGCCCTACACGCAGGAATCGCTCTTCATCGACGCCTTCCACGGGATCAATGACTGGATCCGGAAGGCGGCGCGCGGCGAGTTCACCGCGAAAGACGTCGCGGACTATAAGGCGTGGGCGGCCACGACGGCCCCGAAGGGCGGGGGCCAGCCGGGCTCCGGGGCCCTGCACAACCTCAATGCCTTCGGAACCCACTTCCTCCGGAAGATGTCGCAGATCGGCGAGGCCGGCATCTCCAAGCTCCAGCGCCTGCACAACATGCTCGCCGATCCGGAGATGACCGGCCCGCAGATCCGCCGCGAGTTCCTCAAGCTCGGCGAGGGCGTCGGCATCGACAACAAGGTCGTGAGCTTCACGCTGCTCGTGGCCGGCAAGCCCGACGTCATGGTGATCGACCGGGTGCAGACCCGGCAGCTCTGGGACGACGGCCGCTTCGCCGACCGCAACATCTACGACGGCGTGAAGGTCAACAAGAAGGTCGTCACCGGCACGGCCCTGTCGAACCTCACCTACGGCGCTCGCGGCCTCCTGATCTACGAGGCGATCGAGCGGGCGCTCGGGGCGAAGATCGCCGACATCTATGCAGCCGCCGGGCGGAAGCCGCAGGACGCCAGCATCGGTCGCTATCACTGGGAGAGCTGGGTCGCGCACAGCCAGCAGGAGGCCTCGCACGGCAGCCTGGGGGCGGTCATGGAGGACGCTCTGGGGCAGCGGAACGTCCCCGCCATCTCGACGGTGTCGGCCAAGGAAGGCGAGTACGGGGCCTATGCCTACGGGGCCCGGTATGCGCGCGACGAGGAGGGCCACCCCTATTTCAGCTACACTACGCCGGTCGGGAACACCTACGAGTTCACCGTCCCGGCATGGCGGCAGTTCCTCGACGACGTCAAAAAGCGTAAGGCTAAGGTCGTCCCCAAAGGTTTCAAGGTAACGGAGTCAGGCAATGCCCCGTGGTACGAACGGCCAGGAGTCGATCCAGAAGCCCTCGACCGGCTCGCATCCAGCCGATCAGACCGAGGAGCAGTTGGCTCTGGAGGAGGAGCTGTTCGCGGGGCTGAGCAAGGTCAAGTGGCCGGCGGACCTGCGGGACGATCAACCGCTGACGACTGGCAGCGAGATCCCATCGTCGCCCCACCAGGAGTGAGGCTGACGCCGGTCGATCACGACCCCTTCGCGGGAGAACCGAAATGACGACCGTCCTTATCGTGCTTCTCGTCCTGCTCCTGATCGGGGCCTTTCCGACGTGGCCCTACAGCGCCGGCTGGGGCTATTACCCCTCCGGGATCATCGGAGTGATCGTGGTCGTTCTACTAATCCTGCTACTCACCGGAAGGCTGGGAGGCCTCGCACTATGACGAACGACGAGATCATTGCCGAGCTGGAGCGCATGAAGCCGATGGCCGGCGGCGCGCTGTCCAACGAGCTGACCGCGCTCGGAGAGAAGATCAAGGCCGACGATCTGGCCGCCGCCCCGCCGCCGGATGGCCCGCCGATCGTCAAGGACGTGCCCCTCGTCTGGCAGGACAGCCCCACCCTACTCACCTGCACGATGGGCAACTGGTACGGCGAGCCGGACTCCTACTCCTACCAGTGGCAGCGCGACGGCCTGGATGCCGGCGGCGCTGAGGACGAGGGGGCCTACGACCTGTCGCCCGGCGTCGATGTCGGCCACAAGTTCACTTGCGTGGTGACGGCGACCAATGCCAAGGGCTCGGCCTCATCGACCTCGAACGAGGTGACCGTGGCGTGACCGAGGTCGTCCAGCTCAAGACGAGCTACACGAGCGAGCAGCAGGACGTCATCACCGTCCTGGAGCGCATGCTGGAGATCGCCAAGGAGGGCAAGGTGTCGAGTGTGGCGATCGCCTATGTGCGCGCCGACCGGATGTCGTGCTCCCACTCGTGGTCCTCGTCCTCGACGACGCCGGCGCTCGCCGGGGCGATCTCGAATCTCCTCCTCCACCTCCAGCTCCACTCGATGCAGATGGCGCGGGTGAACCCCGACCAGGGCGGTGCGTCGTGACCGCGATGCTGATCCGCAAGACCAGCGAGGAGCTGGCCGGGGCCTACTGGGAGGACACTCACACCGAGCGCTTCCGGAAGTTCTGGCCGGACGTCAAGGTGTTCATCAGGCGCAACTGGCCCTCGTTCGGCGAGATGGCGCTCACCATCCTCACCGACATGCTGCGCCGGTCGGACGCCGAGGTGTCGCCGGTGATGAAGGAGGCGATCTACGAAGCCCTTCAGCAGAACGCCAAGGAGGCCGCAGAGCGCCGGCCGGAGAAGGTAGGCTACGGGCCGATGATGCTCCGGCCCGATCGCCCAGGCACGATGGAGCAGCACCTTTTCTGGAGGGACTGATGGCAAACGCACTGGTGAAGAAAGCTCGTGGCGGCAAGCTCTCCCCCGCCCCGCCGAAGGGCCCGCCGCAGGACGAGGCGGCCAACGTCAAAAAGGCCAAACCTGCCGGTCACGCGATGGACGAGGAGCGCGGCTATCGCGCCGCCGACGCCCTACGGACGCTGACCGAGGCCCGCAAGATCTCGCAGGACAAGCAGTTGATGAAGGACGTCCACGCGCACGCCGCCGAGACGGTGAAGAGCCTCTCCGAGCTTTTGTCGGGGACGGTGACCAAGGGCCGCGGCAAATGAGGATCCTCGTCTTCGTCGCCGCGCTGCTGGTTTCGACCGGCGCGATGGCCGCCCCCCGCCACTGCCCGCCCGGCACCGGCACCGATGTCTTCGGCCGCTGCGTCTGCCGGACCGGCGAATTGACCCGCTTCGAGCTGCTGCGCCGCTACGGCAGCACCAAGGATTACTGCTACGGGCTGCCCAACCTCGGTGCCCTCTTCGGTACTTTCGGCATAGTCGGCTCGCTCACGCTCGGCGTGGCGGGAACTCCCGGCGGTCCCGGTGGTGGTCCCGGCGGTGGTGGTCCCGGTGGTGGTGGCTGCCCTGGCTGCGGCCCGACGCCGACTGACGGCGGCGGTGGCGGTGATCCTGGCGGCGGTGGCGGCGGCGGGCAGGGCCACGGCTGCGGCGCTTCCAGTGGCTCCGGCAACTGCGGCGTCGGCCTGGGGCGCGGCGGCGGCAACGGCACCGGCAACGAGGGCAACGGCCAGGGGCCTCCTGGCGGGCCAAAGAAGCCCCCTGGCGGGCATCCCCAACACGGACCCAAGTAACATGGCGAACGCGCAGATGATCGACCCGCTGGCCGACCTCAAGGCCGAGATCGCAGCCGAGGCAGGCGCTCAGCCTCCCGTGGATCCGGTCCTGGAGGAGACTAAAGCTGAGGAGGCGGCGCTCGCCGCCGAGGAAGAGCGCGTCGCCGCCGAAGAGGCCGCCGCGCTTGCCGCCGAGCCTCCCGCCGAGGGCAAGAAGAAGGCGAAGAAGTCCGTTCCCGAGGCGGAGCGGATGGTCCCGGTCGAGCGCATGAACGAGTACGCGGTGCGGGTCCGCCAGCTCGAAAAAGAGAAGGAGGAGTTGGAGGCCAAGCTCAACCCACCGCCACCACCGCCACCCCAGGCTCCGAAGACCGAGGATCAGATTCGCGCCGAGGCGCGCGCGATGGCCCGCCTGGAGATCCAACTGGAACAGTTCAGCGCCGAGGGCAATGCGCGCTACACGCAGAAGGTTTTCGACAAGGCTTGCGACAAGATCGCCGGGCTGATCGCTGGGCCGTCCAATCTCGTGGCGCTCGCGATCGAGGCGACCGGCGGATCCCCCAAAGACGCCTCCGTCGCGATCATGGCGCTCGGCTCGATGGATGCCCCCGAGATCACCGCCTTCCTGGCGCAGTCGCAGATCCGGCAGGCGGCGCAACTCGCCAAGTGGGCGACAGCCAGGACCAAGCGCGCCGCCGTCGAGGAGGAGCCCGCCCCGCGCCGCAAGCAAGTGATCGAGGAGGAGGACGAGGACGAGGAGATCACGCCTCTCCGCCCGATCCGCGGCTCCACGACGGTCAACGAAAGCCTCGGCGACGACGTGCCGGCCGAGCTGTGGTTCGACCGTTTCGAGAAGCAGATCATGAACAAGAAGTTGCCCCACTAGGCTGCGCGGGGTAGGGTCCGCGCATTCGCCCCCGGCGAGCGACATCGTCGAGAGGCTCGTAAATCCCCGCAGTCGAGCAGCGGGGCCGACCGGCAGGACAGCCGAGGAGCCCGTAAACCTCCAGGCCTCGGGCACCGGAGTGAACCCTCAGACTCACTCTGTTCGGAGATCGACGGCGCATGGCCGGCAATCAGATCCTCACCATCTCGATGATCACGAGGGCTGCTGTCAGAATTTGGAAAAACACGAATTTTTTCATCCAAAATATCGGCACGCAGTACGATGATCAGTTCGCGCGCGACGGGGCCAAGATCGGCACCGCGCTCCGCATTCGCCTCCCCAACGAATACACTGTGAGGCACGGCGCTGCCGCACAGCCGCAGGACACCAACGAGCAGCAGATCGTCATGACGCTGTCCACGCAGGACGGTGTTGACGTCTCCTTCTCGTCGGCCGAACGCACGATGGCTCTCGACGACTATGTCGAGCGCATCCTGGCCCCGAAAATTGCCTTCCTGACCGCCGACGTGGCCTACACGATCATGGCGGGCCTGGAGGGATCCGTCGCCAACTACGTCGCCAACGTCGATGGCAGCGGCGCGGTCATGAGCCCGACCCAGTTCACCGTGTTGCGCGCTCGTGCGGCGCTGATGAACAACTCCGCACCTCCCGGCCAGCGCAAACTGGTCTTCGCGCCGAACACCGGCGCGGGCATGGTCAGCACGCTCTCCGGCCTCCTCAACCCGGCACCGGCGATCACCCGCCAGTACATGGAGGGCACCATGTACGACGCGCTCGGCTTCCGTTGGTTTGAGGATCAAACGGTGATCCAGCATGTGACCGGATCCTTCACCGCCGGTGCGGTGGCCGGAGCCGGCCAGACGGGCATCGCGACGCTCGTCACCGCGGCGATCTCCGGCACGCTCAATGCCGGCGACTTCATCACGATCGCCGGCGTGAACGGGATCAACCGACTGACCCGGCAGAGCCTGGGCACCCTCAAGCAATTCGTGGTCACCGCGAACGTGCTCAACGGTGCGACGGCGATCCCGATCTATCCGGCCTTGGTCGCCCCAGTGGGTGGCGTCCCGGTGCAGTACCAGACCGTGACAGCGAGCCCGGCAGCGGGCGCGGCGATCAGCTTGGTCAACCTCGCCAACGAGGTCTACACCAAAAATATCGCGTACCAGCCCGATGCGTTTACGATGGCCACGGCAGACATGGAATTGCCGGAAGGCGTCTGGGAGCGCAGCCGTGCGGTGTTCGACGGCATCTCGATGCGGTCGATCCTCGCTTACAACCCGCAGACCGATCAGGCGATCGACAGACTCGACGTTCTGTTCGGCTTCCTCGGGACGCGCGGCGAGTGGGCCGTCGCGATTGCCGACCGTCCATAGCGCTGGGCGGCTTACGCTGTAAGGGGGCTCGGATGGACCGGGCCTCCGTACCCATGTCGAGGATCCAATGGCAACGGTAAATCTCCCCGAAGGCATGTCGCCCCAGGCGATCATCGCCGCTCTCACCTACCTCGCCCAGCAGGCTGAGGCCGCCGCCTATGTGCGACCGTCCGGCGTCCTGCCGCAGTCGATGATGCGCGGGGTCAACAAGAACTACACCTACGAATTCAGGCCATACCCCAAGGCCCTAACGCCGCCCGACGTCATCGTCTCCGACGCCAAGCAGGAGCAGGCTCTCAGGATCAAATGGCGGACGCCGCTGCCCTGGGCGGTCAACGATCCGGAGCAGCGCGGCTTCATTGCCGAGTACTACACGAGCCGGGAGTATCCGCAGCGGATGACGCCGCCGCAGATCGTCGTCCAGGACGAGCCCCAGGAGGCCGCGGTCATGGCGGCATGGCGGGCCGAGTATGGCGAGGATGCCGTGCGCCTGTATCCCGCATGGTTTTTCCACGCCACCCAGGCCCCCGTGCTCGTGGCCAATCCGAGGGAGCTGGAGAAGCTCGGCCAAGGATGGTTCCCGACGCCGGCCCAGGCGATCGACGCCGCCAAGGGCAACAAGCCGGCGGTGCCTGCGTCCGAGGAGCTGGAGCGCGGACGCCTGATGAAGCTCGCCGGCGACCTCGACATCAAGGTCGATGACCGGATGAAGACGCCGAAGATCAGGCAGTTGGTCGAGACGGCGCAGGGGAAGATCGCCGAGCAGGTGATCTGACATGCCTACCGCCCGCGACATCGTCACCCTGGCGCTCCAGGACGCTGGTGTCACGGGCCAAGGGCTGACGCCGAGCGCGATCGATATCAACAACGGGCTGACGCGCCTCAACGACATGATCGCGCAGTGGCAGCGGCTGCGCTGGGTCATCTGGCACCTCGTGGCCACCGACCTCCCGATGACGGGAGCGACCTCCTACACGGTAGGAGAGGGCGGCCAGTTCAACATTGCCCGCCCCGATCACCTGGAGGCCGCGCGCATCACCCAGGTCACGCCTGGGCCGCCCAACGACGTTGGCTGGCCGCTGCTGCCCGTGACGAGCATGGAGGACTACAACCGCATCCGGATGCAGCACCTGGGCTCGTTCCCGCGCTACTTTTTCTACGACTCGGCGTGGCCGCTCGCGAAGGTCTACTTCTGGCCGCTGCCGTCGTTCCTCTACATCGGCAGGATCATCACCAAGCAGCAGCTCCAGAGCTTCCCGAACCTCTCGACCGATTTCGACATGCCGCCCGAGTATCGCCGGGCGATCCGCTTCTCGCTCCAGGACGAGATGATCACGGCCTACAAGCTGCCGGCGGATCCGGTGAACTCTATGCGCGCCGCCGGCGCTCTCGACGTCATCCGTCGTGCAAATTTGCAAATCCCGACGCTCAGCCTGCCGCCCGAGCTGGCCAGGGGCGGCGTCTACAACGTCTTCACCGACAACACGATCTAGATGCCCCGCATCCCGCTCACGGGTGGTGCCTACCAATCGCGGGCGATCATCGCGTCGAGCCAGCGCTGCATCAATCTCTACCCGGAGGTCAACGAGGACGAGCAGGCCCCCGCGCCGGCGACGCACTTCCCGACGCCGGGGCTGACCCGCCGGGGGACGCCGCTCACGCCGGGCGTCAGCCGCTGTCTCTTCCGTTCGTCGAACAACCAGCTCTACCATGTCGTCGGCGGGTCGGTTTACTACATCGACGCGACGTTCACCTATCAGCTCCTCGGGGTCATCCCGAACGCGACGACGCCGGTGAGCATGGCCGACAACGGCCGCTGCATCCTCATCGTGAACGGCAGCATATCGGGGTGGGCGATCGACCTCTCCAACAACGCCTTCGGGCCGGTCACCGACCCGGTGTTCGAGGGCGGCTCACACGTCAGCGAGGTCGATGGCTTCTTCGTCCTCAATCGGTGGCCCGTTCGCCAGGGCTGGTACATCTCGCTCAACAACATCGAGTTCAAGCATCTGGCGCTCGGGGTGATGCAGCCGTTCCCCAACCCGAACAACCTCTATGCCTTCGACCCGCTCGACTATCAGCTCAAGATCGGCTCGCCGGATCCGATCGCGGCGATCACCGTCATGCACAAGAACATCTGGATCCTGGGGACGCTTACCGGGGAGAGCTGGTACAATTCCGGTGCCGCCGACTTCGTCTTCCAGATCCTGCCCGGCGTCTTCAACGAGAACGGCTGCACCGCGCCCTACTCGCTCGCCGCCGAGGATCTCGCGATCTACTGGCTGACGCAGTCCCGTCGCGGCAAGCGCACCGTCATGAAGTGGGACGCGGCCTTCCAGGCCAAGGTGATCTCAAAGCCGGGGATCGAGGCGATCTTCGCCAGGATGCCGGCAGTCCACGACGCGATCGGCGGGACATTCCAGATCCTCGGCCACAGCTACTACATCCTGACCTTCCCGACAGCCAACCGGACCTTCGCCTGCGAGCTGAAAACGGAGCAGTGGCACGAGCTGGCCTGGACCGGCCCGGCGGGATTCGAGCGCCATCGCGGACAGTGCTGGTGCTTCGCCTACGACATGGTGCTGACCGGCGATCGGGCGACAGGCGACCTCTACGAGATGGATCCGTTCAACCTCACCGACGCCGGCAATCCGATCACGCGGCTGCGGACCATCCCGCACGTCATCAACGACGGCAAGCGTGTCCGCATCGACAGGGTCATCGCCGACACCCAGGGCGGGACGCTCGGCGGCGCGGTGCCGGGGCCCTACTCGCGCTCGATCCAGGACATCGTCGGCGAGCTGGCGCTGCCGGCCCCGACGCTTCTCCTGGAGGCAGGCAACCTGCCGTCGTGGCCGGGCAGCGGGCAGAAGTGGTTCGACGAGAGTGGCGGGGGCTACGACTTCTTCCTCGGCGATGACGCCGCGGTGGTCCCTGGGGGCGACCCCTCGTTCGTGGGCACGCCGGGGGGCCTGTCGCTGAGCGAGTATTTCCTGTCGGGCGGGTCGGGCACCGACCACTTCACCTACGACGCGCCCAACGAAGCGTGGATGAACAACATCCACAAGGACGGGGCCAAGTTCACCATCCTGACGCAGTGGTATCACGCGACCAGCGCACCGAACGGCGTGATGCTTGGCGGCGATCTCGGCGCTTCCAGCGGCACCGGACTCGGGTGGTTGTTCGGGACCGATCCCACCGGGGCCATACTGACGTTCGCGATCTTTAACTTCAGCCCGACCCCAGTCTACGCCATCAATTTGGCCCCCGCGTTCGCCCCGCCGGTAGGTAGCTGGAATGTCTCAGCCGTCAGCATCAGCGAGGGCACGTCTGCTTTCATCTTCAACAACGGTGGGGTCACGGTAGCGGGCAACCCGAATTACACCGCACCCTCGGCGGCCCCGGCGACCTTCCCGATGCAGATCGGGGCTCGCGGCAACGCTTTTGCTGCCATGCCCGCCAACACCCGCATGGGCTTCATGGCGATCTGGGAGGGCGTCGCTCTGACCCAGGCCCAGGTCCAGGCGTTCTACGCCGCCGTCACCGAGAACAACCAGCTCCCCTCGCCGCTCTTCTCGACACCGCTGATCTCGCTGCGCGTCTCCTACGACCGCGGCGGATCCTTCTCCGACGCCCTCCAGGCCTCGATGGGCAACGAGGGCGAGTACGGCGAGCTGCCCTGGTGGCCGAACCTCGGCATCGGCCGCGACATCGTGTTCGAGCTGTCGTGGTCCGCGCCGATCGACACCGCGCTCAACGGGATCTTCCTCGAAGCGACGCCGGTGGGCTCGTGAAAAAGCCGCCTCCCGCGCTGCCCTCGAACGCCCTGCCGATGGTCGATCTCGAAACCGGCATCGTCACCGAGCCCTGGTATGGTTTCTTCTCCGACCTCACCGGCAAGGCGACGCCGTTCCAGCAGATCGAGTTCCCGCCGCCGGTGCCGCCGTCGCCGTTCGTGTTCGCGTTCACCGCGATCCATGCCGGCAACGCGCTGATCAAAGGCGGCACCGTCAGCTCGGTGGGTTTGCAGCGGGCGCGTGTTATCATCTCGCCCATCGGCCCCGTCGCGGGCTTCTTCCCGATGAGCCAGAACGATGTCCTGATCATCACCTACACGGTGCTGCCGGTGCTCTGGTATCTGCCGAACGGCAACCCGTCATAGGAGGCCAGCATGGAAGCCATCATCGCCGCCATCCTCCCCGCCGCGATCTCCGCGATCGCGCAGATCTTCGGGGCCAAGTCGGCGGCCAGCGCGCAGGTGAAGGGGAACCAGCAGGCGATCGCGGCCCAGCTCGCCATGTTCGGTATCACCCAGGCGACGCTTGCCCCCTACCTCTCGGGCGGCGCGGGCGCGATGGGGATCCTCATGGGCTCGCCGGGAAGGAAAGCGGTGGCGGCAAAGCCCTGGATCCTGACCAAGAACGGCAAGACGGTCACGGTGCAGCCGGGCGGAGCCGCGAAGGTCAACGCGCTGAAGGCGCAGGGCTGGACCGTCAAGCAGAAGGTCGTCCAGGCCAAGGCGGCTGTCGCGGCCAAGCCCGGCATGCTCAAGAGCCTGATCAAGCCGATCTCGATGACCCAGGCGGATCTCGAAAAGACGCCCGGCTACCAGTTCGCGCTCGGCCAGGGCCTCAAGGCCACCGGCAATGCTCTGACCACGCGCGGCATGAGCCCGCTCGGCTCGGGTGCCGGCATCAAGGGGGCGGAGCAGTACGCTGTCGGGCTGGCGTCGCAGACCTACCAGCAGCAATTCCAGAACGCCCTGGCGAACAAGGAGATGGCCTGGAAGGCGCTCTACGGCACGGCGTCTCTCGGTGAGAGCGGTGCCACCGGCATCGGCACGGCGGCCTCGTCGGTCGGCGAGAACGTCAGCCAGAGCCTGATCAACCAGGGGGCCGCCCAGGGCCAGGGATCCCGCGACGTCGCGGCGGCGATCACCGGGTTCGCCAACAACATCTACACGAACAACCTGCTCTCCAACTCCAAGAACAGCATCCCCGTGCCGGGCAACGGCAATTTGTGGTCTGGATAAACCGTCATGGTGCAGCCCTACACGCCCTACGCCCCGATGCCGGACATCAATCCGCTGGAGCGGGCCCAGGGTGTCCAGAACATCCTGATCCAGCGTCAGGAGCAGGAGGCCCGGCGACGGGCCTTGCAAGGCGGCGCGCTCGCCGGCGAGGCAATCCGGAAGGGCATCGTGCCTGGAGGCATCGGCCTCGATCCGTCGAAGATGACACCGGACATCCAGGGGGCTCCGCCCGAGCTGATCCCCGACGCTTACAAGGCGGCCACCGACGCAGTGACCAGCGGTGCCACCGCGGCCAAGGGCGTCGCGGCGAACGCCCAGGACGACTTGGCCTACATGGGCAACTCGCTCGGCGTCCTCCTGGCGAGTCACCCCGACGGCATCCCGACGGCCGACGCCGTCGCCATCGTCGGCAGCCTCAACTCCTTGAAGGTGATCCAGCCGCTGACCGCGGCGGCGATGAACCTGGAGCTGGCCAAGCTGCCGAACGACAAGGCGCGCAGCAAGTACATCGCGGAGAAGCTCATCGCCGCGCAGAAGGGGGCCGTCTGGACGACGACCGTCGAAGTCACCAACCCCGACGGCACAAAGGGCTTGAAGCTCCTGGCTGACGTCATCGCCGAGGCCACCGGAGTGACGCCGCCCAGGCCCGGCGGGGAAGAGGAGCCGCTTCCAGGCGAGGCCCCGGCGACGGACAAGCCGACGTCCGGCCTCAAGACCGCGGTGACCGCGCCCTCGTCCGCCCAGGCCGCGGCGGCCGGGCAGGCGGGCCAGTTCTACTCCAAGAAGGCGCAGGCGGATCTCGCGGCTGCCAACGCCTCGGTGGACGCATCGGCTAACCTGATGACCCTCCTGGAGGAGGCTCAGAGGTTCAGGGGCGGCCCGCTCTCCGGCCCGCTCTACGAGCTGCTCGCGGCCACCAACCAGTTGACCGGCGCGGAGATCGCCGCGCACTCGGTCGCGGCCGAGGAGGTGTTCAACAAGACGGCAATGGCATTCGCCGCCCAGCAGGCAGCCCAGCTCGGTGGGGCCGAGGGAGCGACGGACGCGGGGCGCTCGCAGTCGATGATCGCCAACCCGAACTCGCACATCTCCGATCTGGGCAGGGGGATCGTGATCAAGAAGCTGCTCGGCAATCAGGCTGCCATCAAGACCGTCGGCCTCCTGGTCGGGCCGATCCAGGGGGACTACCTCGCGCTCAAGAAATTCTATGGCGACTGGGCCGAGCACGGCGACCCGCGCGTCTTCCAGTACGCCATGATGGGCAGCAAGGCGGAGCGCGACGCCATGCTCGGGGCCGAGTACGTCAAGGATCCCGTCTCCGGCAAAAGGCACTGGGTGGGCCTTCCTGACGAAACCGGCAAGCGCGCGAAGCTGGGCGAGGGCGACCGCATCAAGCTGAACGCTTTCGCCAGCGATCTCAAATACGCCGACGAGGCCGGCTGGCTGAAGCTCGCGGTCGATCGCTTCAAGGCGCAGGAGTAGCCCATGTCGAACGCCCTCGCCGCCGGCTCCTTGCCGCAGCCGCAGCCGCAGGCTCCAGAGGCCCCCCAGGCAGCGCCGGAGCCCCCGGCCGCTCCTCCGGCCCCCGAAGCGGCCCCTGAAGCGCCAGAGGCCCCCGAGGAGACGCCAGAGGCTCCTCCTGACGCCGACGTTCCCCCGCCGACGCTGGCCGAGGCAGGCATCGACCCGGAGCTGCTCCAGAAGGCGATCCACAAGATGGCCGTGGTGACGAGCCGGCTGACGACGGTCCTCGAAAAGCCGACCGTGACGCGCAGCGCCATCATCCAGATGATGACCGAGATCGTGGCCGACGACGCCATGTCGCCGCAGACCGCCGCGACCTTCCTGGCGGACATTCCCGAGGAGCCCGACGACATCAGGGAGTGGGCACAGCGCCATTCCGACAAAGGCCACGAGCTTCTCGCGCAGATGGCGTATGCCCAGCACGGCAGCGCCCAGGAGGAAGCAGCGCAGGCACCGGAGGCCGCGATGCCGCCGCCGGGGATGATGCCCCAGTAGGAGGACGCGATGCCCAATTTCGAGGCCGACGACACGGGTGGCGGCTATGCGGCGAACGTGTCGAAAAACATCTTCTCGACGCCAGCCTACAGCGGCTCCGGCAACACGCTGACCCAGGCCTCGGTGCCGGTGGCGACCGTCAGTCCGACGTCGGTGGCGAGCCCTGGCTGGGGCGGTGCGACCGCGGCCCAGGTGTCGCAGCCCGGCTGGGGCAGCAGCAGCGGCCAGCCGGCCACGATGGCGGCGGCAGCGCCGTCCTCTGGAGCTGGCGGTCCTGGCTGGGGTAACGGCGGCTCCGCGGGGCTGGCCGGGCAAGCAATCGCCGGCACGCTCTCCGGCAGTGGCGGGCCCTCCTCGCTCGTTACTGGCGGCGGCGACACCGACGTTCTCGCCGGTGGCGCTGCCGGCACGCCGCCGTCGCGCCCGCCCCTGGGCCTCGGTGCCGGGTACGACCCCGACGACTACACGGGCTTCCATGAGACGATGAACCTGCAAGTCTCGCTGAACGACTGGGCACGCGAGCACGGCTGGAAGGTGATGCTCAAGGAGGACGGTAAGTACGGCGAGAAGACCAGGAAGCGCTATGCGGAATACATGCGCGAGAACGGCATCCCCGGCTCGGCCAACTACGTCAGCGATGAGGCGATCACGCGCTTGTCCGGCGTCCCGCGAGCCGCGACCAGGGCACCCGTGCTCGTGCCCGTGCCTCCGGCGGCTGCGGTGCCGCTGCCCAGGCTCCGACCGGCAGACGGCAAGCCGCTGCCCGGCGGCGTGGTGCCGGAGGTGGACATCCCCCCGAACGATCCGGATGCTACCGCCGATCTCACCAAGACCATGACGCCGGCCGAGCTGGAGAGGCTCTACACCGAGCACCCCGAGCTGCGGCCGTACACGCCGCCAGCGGCCGTGAGGCCGGGGTTCACGCTCGACACTCCGGGTGAACTCAGAGCGTTCACCCTCGCGCACAATGCGCCGCCGGCCGCCGCTGCGCGCGTCGTCGTCGCGCAGCCGGATGCCGAGTCGTTCAGGCTGCGCCATCCGACGACCGGCGTTGCGGGCGGAGGCGACGTCGCGGTCGCAGCCGAAGCGGAGCGCGCACGGCGAGCCTCAGCGCTGGTGGATCGGTCGGTGCCCATGGTGCCTGGGGCGCTCACCCAGGCCGAGATCGATGCGCGCAACATCCCGAAAGAGTCGCCGGATCCGGCCGAGGGGTTCCCCGACACGGTGATACCGCTGCCTCCGTCGCGGCCGGCTCGTGCGCCGGGCTCCCTCATCGGGGAAGACCCCACCCGTGTCGGTATCGCGAACAAGCTGGTGGCGGCGACAGTGCCCTACGGTAGGGGCGTTGACACCAAGGGAGCCGTCGAGGGGGCGCTCCCCGAAGGTGCGCCCTACGTCGCGAAGGAGGGCCTCCTCCCAGCCTCGGAGGCTGGCTATCAAGTGTTCAAGGAGCAGCTCTTCAAGGAGCAGCCCGACTACGTTGACAGCGTCTATAAGCGCGCCCGCGAGGAGGGGACGGATCCCGACGCGGCGCTCCGGCGCATCTACGAGAAGTACAGCGCTCCGGCTGCCGAGGCCCCGGCGGAGAAGGAGGAGGCCAAGACACGGTCCCCGGAAAAGAAGGTCAACTTGCCGCCGGAGGGAGGGTTAGGATCGGAGGCGACGCCGGAGCCTGGGCCGCTACCGCCGGAGGAGCCGGAGCCCGTGCCAGGAAAGCCGGTTTCCGGCGAGCAAACGGTGCCGGGCACGAGAGCCAAGACGCCGGCCTACTCCTTCCAGCTCTCCGCTGACGACAGGCGTCGCATAGCCCAGACGGTTGACGCTGAAGCAAGGGGCGAATCGCAGGAGGGTAGGGCTGCTGTCGCGCAGACGATATTCAACCGCATGGCCGCAGGCGGCTTCGGGAAATCATTCAAGCAGATCCTGAGCGGGAACCAATACGCGCGGGGCGGAAAGGTCAGCAGGGAAGCGCTGCAAGCGGTCGATGACGCCTACAACGGTCGCAGCCCTGATATCAAGGGCGCGAAGTTTTTCATGAACCCAGGCCGGTCGTCACCGGGAGGAGCGTCGTGGATCAGGGGCGGTGGCCGGGAGATGGTCGGCAAGATCGGCCAGCACGAGTTCTGGGAGACGCCGCAGAAGGGGGCCGAGCCGGCCGGGACGAAGGCGTCGAAGGCGGGTGGCCGCGGCCTTACGGTGGAAGACCTGAACGCTGAGCCGGCCGGGCATGTTCTGGATGAGCGCGATCGCGTGCTGACCGAGCGCTACGCCAACACACCGTGGGAGGATCTGCCGGCCGACACTCAGAAAGCGCTGAGCAAGGTGGGCGGCAAGGCGGCTTACGACGCCATGCGGGAGGGGCTCAAGGGCAAGAGCGGCATAAGCGGCGGCGGTAAGCGCGCCGAGGCCGAGAGTGCCGAGAGCGTCCCCGGCGAGCCGGTCGCGGCCGAAGGCGAGGAGGCGAGATCCATCCTGGAGCAGGGATTGGGGATGGAAGAAACGCCCGGCCTCGAAACAGAGCCGCCGGGAACGATGCCCGACTGGGCGAATGTCGGGGACTATTACGAGCATGAGTACGGCGGCCAATCGTGGGATGATATCAAGACTAGGCGCGAGGAGGAAAAAGCTGAGCTGACGCCCTCCCCGAAGGAGAAGCCAGACACTTACTGGATCGTCCCATCGACACTACTTGGTCGTGGCGAGATGACGCCACCGGCAGGCTTCTTTACCAAGGATCAGCTCCAAAGACTGTTTGAGATTGAAGATAACATACGCGCGCTCGATGACGACAAGTCTGGCTTTACGCCGGAACAGAGAGCCAAGGACTACATCGACAGCTACAAGGGGAAGACCGAGGAGAAGGGCGTCCCCATGAGCGAGCGCAGTAGCGGTGGTAGCCAGCAGGTGGCCCAGGCCGAGGGCTACGCGCCGCCGGCCGGAGCGTGGCCCGAGGCCGCCTACGACGCCGCCAGGGCCCAGGGCGTGCGGCTGAAGGAACCCACCGGGCGTCCGATGGGCATCACCGACGTGCCCCAGGTCACCCGGCCCGCGCCTCCGCGCGCCAACATCCCGGTGAGCGAGATCCGCGCCAGGACGCAGGTCGGCGGGGTGTATTTCGACGGCAAGAACTGGCGTCGGAGGGCTGCCTGATGGACGTCTTCGACAAGCTTGACGCCACCGACGAGGAGCCGACGCCGCCGGAGCCGGAGGAGCCCGTGTTCGGTGCGCCGGAGCCTGGGCAGAAGAAGGACTACTCGCGCGTCGGCGAGAAGCCCGACGTGTTCGACACCCTCGACGCCACCGACGCAGAGCCGGCCCCCACCGGAACCGGCCGGGAGGCGGTGATGGCGCGAATCGAGGCGGCCAACGCCGACCGGCCGCGCGAGGACGTGCATCCGGTCCTCGGCGAGGCCCCGACGGATCCGCACCACGCCGAGGCCCTCACCTTCTGGATGAACATGTTCGAGGAGCTGCCGGCCGTCGGCGGGCTGATCGAGAAAGCCGGCCTGGAGCGCGCTACCAAGAGCCGGGTCGCCATCACCGGCATGCCCGAGGAGGGCGCGCGTACCCTGATCGAGGCCGAGCGGACGGCGACCGACAGGGCGAACCCGTGGAACGCCACGCTCGGCAAGCTCGTGGGCAGCATCGGCGGGCTGACAGCCATCGGGGCCCAATTCCCCAAGGTGCTCGGTTTAGCGTCGAAGGAGGGCTACAAGCTCCCCGCGGCAGTCGGCGGCACGGTGATGGCGGGCATCAAGATGCTCGACAACTGGATCAAGGGTAAGCCGCAGGATCCGATCGAGATCGGGCTGACCGGGATCACCGGCATCGGCTCCAGCGTGCTCGCGACCTCGCTCAACCGCCTGTTCGTCAGCACTCTCAAGCCCGGCCTGGAGGGCCTCTACAAGACCGCGATCATCAAGCACAAGATCCCGCTCGGGGCCGGCAAGATCTCGGCCAACCCGGTCTTCGGCAAGCTCGACGGCCAGCTCCTCGCCGAGGGCGAGTCGATCCTCCCCCTGGTCGCGCGGGCGCAGAAGGGCGAGGCCCGCGCCATCAGTGCGTGGCACCGGGCGATCACGCGGACGATCGGCTCGGACGCCCCCATGCTGACGGCCAAGGTGCTTAAGGACACCACGAAGCGCATCACCGACCGGGTCGCTGCCATCAAGAAGGCGCTCACGCCGAACGCGCCGGACAGGGATGCGCTGCTCGCCGAGCTAGAAGTCCTACGAGGGCAGACGGTCAACCTGCGCCTCCTGGATCACGTCACCTCGATCGACAAGTTCGGCCGCTTCAAGCCCGAAAAATTCAACGAGGTCATCACCAAGGCGATCAACGCATCGGGCAAGGGCGGGGACAGCGAGGTCGCCGAGCTTGCGGACATCGGCGCGGTCTTCCTCAAGGAGACGGCCAACCCGAAGCTCGACCTCGCTACGGCGGTCAGGCTCATCAAGGGGAGCCTCAAGCAGGGGCTCTTCACCGGGGCCCCGGCAGCCGCCGCGCACGTCGTCATGCACGGCCTCTCGGTCCCCGGCGACCTGACGACGGCCGGCATCATCACCGCGCCGATCGCCGCGGCGAAGCTCGGCGCGCGTCTCCTCGGCACGCAGATCGCCGGAGCCGCGGCGCGCAGCACGGGGCTCGGCAACGCCCTGGTCACCAAGTCGCTGCCGGTGCCTGGGCTCATCAAGCCCGCCGCCGGCATCGTCAGGGGAATGATCCCAGGCGTCACCCAGCAGGCGGTGCCGGCCGCCGACGCAATGCTCAAACGAGTGGTCACGCCATGAGACTTCTGCTCGCCGCCCTCGCGCTCCTCCTCGCCGCCGGCGCTGCCGACGCCGCGAGCCTGTTGCCGCCGGGCAAGAATTGTTTCTTCGACGCCAACGGCGACCCGCTCGCCGCGGGCAAGGTGTCGTTCTTCATCCCCTCGACGACAACGCCCAAGTCCACTTGGCAGAACAGCGCGCAGACGATCTCCAACACCAACCCGGTCAATCTCGACTCGGCCGGCTGCGCGGTGATCTACGGCTCCGGCGTCTATCGGCAGCTCGTCAAGGACGTCCTCGGCAACACGATCTGGGACCAGCTCACCACCGACCCCGGCGTCGGCGGCATCACGCAAGGCGGAGCCGCCGGCGGATCCGGCAATGCCCCGACCGTCGGCGGCGGCAACTTCGCCCTGATCGACGGCCAGATGGTGAGCTTCGTCGCGACGGTCACCAACACCGGGCCGATGACGCTCCAGGTCGGGTCGAACCCGCCGCTACCCTTCCTCAAGGACTCGGTCGTCGGACCGACCGCGATGGCCGGCGGCGAGGTCCATGCCGGCAACGTCATCAACGCCGTCTATGCAAGCTCCGACGCGAGCTTCCATCTCGTCGCCCTACCCGCGGCGACGGCGGGCCCGACCGCGGTCATCCCGGTCATACCGGGCGGCAGGCTGACGATAAGGTCAGGCTCGCCGGTCGTGGTCGCGAGCATCCTGCCCGTTGACTCCGGGGTCATCTACTACACGCCGTTCATCGGTTCGACGGTGCCGATCTGGGACGGCACCCTGTTCCGGCCGGTCACCTTCTCCGAGATGCCGCTGGTCCTCGACGCCACTCCGGCGCACACGGGCTTCCATGCCGCCAACTCCAACTTCGACCTGTTCGTCATCCTCGACGGTGCCACCCCGCGCCTGTGCTCCGGCCCGGCCTGGACGGACGACACCACTCGCAGCGCCACGATCAGCTACAAGTTCGGCATCCTCTCGAACACGCTATTGATGTTCTGCCGGTGGGGCTCCGATAGCGCCAACTCCATCCAGGTCGCAGCCGGCGCGGCAACCTTTGTCGGGACATTCCGGACCTTGGCGGCCGGGTTTACGTCATGGGTGCCGACCGTCATCCCGACTACAGCTCCGCCGACCGAGTTCGCCAAGCTCTACGTCTGGAACAACTACAACCGCGTCGGAGTGCGCGGCATCGTTCTCGACACGGTGGGGCCTTACGAGCCCAACAGCGGCACGATCAGACCGGCGAATAACGGCCCCAACGCTCCAGTGACCGCGGTCGCCGGCATCAACAACCGGATCTCCTACGTCGTGGGCGACGTCACCGACGTCGTGACCGCGGTCTATGGGCACTTCGTCAGGACAGCCGCGGCTGCCGGTCAGACATGCTCCTTCGGCCTCGGCTTCGACAGCACCACCGCCTACATAGCCGGTGCCGAGACGCTGGTCGAAGATGACGCCGGCGGCGTCGGGCGCAGCTACGACACCGTCACTGCCATCCTCCCTGCCGCGAGGGGGCTGCACTACGCCCAGGCGCTTGAGGGCGGCAACTCGGCCAACTGCACCTACGCAGCCACCGCATCGCTCCAGGCCGTGCTCAGGATGTAGCCGCCAGATAGGCCTCCAGCGCGCGGCGCATGCCCGCCAGGAGCTTCGTGTCCTCGGGGACGTGCGATAGAGCCACCCCGAGCTGCGCCGCAATGGCGAGCCTCAGAGCGTCTTCGTCGATGGCAACGGCATCGCGCCGCCGCTGGACGGCCCAGTCGTAGCGTCTGATGAGAGCGTCGAGGTCATCCGTCATGCTCTCACGATGATCCGCTTGTAGCCGGCGGCGCGTAAAGCAAACTCCAAGGTCTTATTCTGGGGCGACAACGTCTTGCCGCTTCTCCATGAGCGCACAGTGCTCGCGCATACTCCGGTGTCGCGCTCGATCTTCACGGCCGCCATGCCGTCGATGACCGCGAGGACATCGTGCATCGTCGGGTCTGCCTTGTACCGTGTGCTCACTTAGTTTCCTTTCGTTGCGCTGAGGTAGCCCTCGGGGATCTCTTTGTGCTCGTAGCACCAGCCGGACTTGTGCATGACGGGGAAAAAAGCAGTCGGCCCACCGTCCATCTTGAGCATCTGCGGCGGGTTCCTCCGGCAAAGGCCGAAGCCCGCCTGGGTCTGCTCCGCCGTTGCCTCAGCCGGCACGAAGAAGCACAGGCAGTCCTCGCAGCTATCTACCCTGGGCATGGCGTTCTCGCTCTCTTGCGGCTGGTGGGGAGGATCACGGTGCCGGTCTTCGCGTCCCAGCTCCGCGGGAAGTGTCGCCGGCACCAGCTCTTCCACTGGTCGGAGCCGGCGGCGAAGCCCGACCTCCCCTTCGCGACGACGGGGGCTGTCTCATCGGTCGCCGGCACCGAGGCGGGGGGCGGCTCCGGTCGAGGTGTCGGGGCTGGCAGCCCGTCAACGATCGGCTGCTCCTCGGCGGTGAAAGCCAGGACCGGCACCTCGTCGGCGTTGAGGCAATACGAGTACGCCTTGCGGTACAGGAATCGCCCGACAGAGGGATCGGCAAGAAAGGGGAAGAGGATCAATTGGCGGAGGGCCGCCGCGCTACCGCGATTGGCGTAGGCGTGGCAGTCGCTCATGTCGGCGGCGTGCGCCGCGAGCGGGAGCATGGCGAGGAGGGCGAGGGCTCTCACTGGCTCACCATGACCCTGATCCTCTGCCCGTCCTCGCACGGCTCCAGCACGGCATCCCGCCCCTCGGCGCTGCCGCCGAAGAGGGCGTTGATGCGCTCGCCGTCCTCCCGCGACACTGCAAGGATCTTGTCGAAGCCGCGAAACCAAAACTTCATGACGTCGGCCGCGAAGGGTGGCTCTAGCGGGGTGACCTCAACCATTTTTCGGCCCCACGAAGATCGCGGGCGGCATCGGGATCTCGATCGCCTGGGGCCGCCATAAGTGCAGCGTGCGCGGGTGGTGGTTGATGTGCTCGGCGGGTGGGACGTGGAGCTGCATTGCGGCCTCGGTGTCCTTGAAGAACATGCGCTTGACGTGCTCAAGCTCGGTCCAATTGGGGATGCGGTTCTTGCGGCTCACGCTGACGTGATCCCAGCCGCCGCTGGACGAGGCGACAACGCGCATCACGGCCTTGTCGATCGGCGAGGGCACCAGGAAGGCACCGTGGCCGTGGTCCCCGGTGTTGCCGTAGAACTCGCGCACCTCCGGCCCGGTGTCGCGCCACTGATCCAGCTCGTGGAGGTTCCTCATAGCTTGTGCTTCTCCACCACCTTGATGAGCTTGGCCTCGACGGCGGCGTCCAGCTTCTCCCCCTCGATGCCGAAGCATTTGGCGAGAAGCTCCAGGTAGACCCTGACGTCGGCGATCTCCTCGCGGATCTCGTCCGAGAGGTCCACGCCGTCGCGCCAGCGCTTCTTGATCATGTTGGCCAGCTCACCGGCCTCGCCGCATAGCCCGAGAGCCAGGAAGCGCTCGTCGGTTGACGAGTAGGTCGGGAAGAGGTGAGCGGTCATCTTCTGGTGCAGCTCGAATATGTTCATTGCGGCAGCTCCGCTCGCCACTCGTGGCCGCACACCTTGCAGTGGTAGGTGACGATGTCGCCGCCGGGCCAGCCGTCGAGCTGCTGGACCTCCTCGACGTCGTGGTGGATCACCCGGTGGTGGATGGTTGGGCGGACGCCGTCCCAGGGCGTCTCAGGCGTGCAGTGGATGGGCTCAGTCATCGCGGTTCGTCCACCACACCGCGATCCCGAGGGCGAGAGCGGTGCCGAGCAGCGAGCCGATGAACGACCCAAGCATCATCGAGGTGAGGTCGTCGGTCATCGCTTGCCCCTCGTCAGCTCGGCCATTGTCTCCTGGCCCTCGGGGCTCGCCGCCCACTCCTCGCTCTCCTCCCGGCTGGCGTCGAAGTCACCGTTGATCACCCGCTCGCGCAGCGCCCACGCTGCCGGCGTGCCGGCCAGCGCTAGATCGGCTGCGAGCTGTAGCTCGGGGAGGTCGAGCGGCGAGAGGAAGTCGTGGTAGTAGCCGGTCGCCGCCTTGGCGGCCATCTCGGTGAGCCCGGCCTCGGTCAGCGCCGCGGCTAGAATGTCCTTGGTGTGGGTCATATGACGTCTCCCTCAGCGACGGTCGTTGGGGTGGTGGACCCAGTAGAACTCGCTGCCTCGCCACCAGTGGACGGGGTAGGGTCCAGCTTGCCGTTCCGCTTGGCGTCGGCCTCCTCGGCGATCGCCTTCAGCTCGCTCGTGTAGTCCTTGAGCGCGACACGGCTCTGCTTGCTCAGCGTCTTCCACCAGCCTTCCATCAGCGTGCGGCCACCCTTCGCCTGCTCGCGCGCAGCCAGAAGCAGCGTGCTGTGATCCTCCAGCGTTGCCGGCTTGGCCGGTGCCTGCGCGCCGCCGGCAGCCCACTGCGCGAGCTGCTCGCCGATATCCTCGGAGAGCGGCTTCGACTCGGAGAAGATCGTCTGGAATTGCAACGGGAGCTTCATCATCGTCCGCTCGCCGGGCTCCCCGCTCTCCCAGGTCGGCACGCCGTTCGCGCGCGGCAACAACAGGCAGCTCGCGGTCATCTCAAACACGAACTCCTCGCCCGCGATCGGCATCCAGCCCTGCGGGACCACCTCCTGCTTGCCCCGGTCGTTCTTGACCATCTTGATTTTTTCTTTGGCGCGAAAACAAAAGATGAAGCTCGCCGGGATCTGGAGGATGCCGTTGAGGAGGTCGCGGCGCTCGGCCTTGGGGCGCTTCCAGGCCAACATGTTCACGCTCTCCTTATTGCCCAGGCGCTCGTACTCTTTGTCGTGGAAATCCAGCATCCCGCCGGGGCCCTCGTGCTCGTGCGACATCGAGTCGATGATGATGATGCGTGCGCCCTGCGCGGCGCAGTGCTTGATGGCCGCGAGGTAGTCGAGCGAGCGGAACGGCGCGTCGAATTGGAGGTGCTTGAACTTGAATCGATCGGCGTAGTGCAGCATGCGCCGCGCCTCGGTGTCGATGCCGTAGATGTCGCCGCCGGTCACCCGCTGGATCCCGGTCGCGAGGCGGAGCGCAGAGAACGTCTTGCCCCCGCCGCTCGGGCCCATGATGCCGAGGAGGAGGGGCACGGCCTCGCGGACGCCGGCTTTCACGGTAAATTCACGGTCGGTCATGCAGTGCCTCCTGGAGATCCTTGTTGAAGCCGACGAGCGCTCGATAGACGTCCTCCTCCAGCGCTATGCGCTGAGGGTTGTCGCTGCCGCGTGTCTCAAGCCAGATGTGGTAGCCGTCGAACGACGCATAGACGCCGTCGCCGAGGTAGCGATCGTCAACGATCACGGGATCTTCCTCCGCCTGGGATTGTTGAGATGCCCGAGATACCAGAGCACCGTCGTGTGATCCCTGTTTAGTCGCCGGCCGATCATGGTCGATGACATGCCCTCGGCATCGAGTGCGCGGGCCATCTCGACGCGCGCCATCAGGGTAGCGTTGCGGCGCTTGCCCTTGGCGATAGCCCTCTCGTAGGTCGTCTGGTGCCGCCGGGCGATCCGGTCGCAGATGATGCGCCAGGGTGCCCGGTACTTCGGCGCGGGGACGATGACCATCTCAGGCGTCATGCCCGACCTCCTGTCTGGTTGGGCGCGGGGTGTTGAGGACGATGGTGGCGGCGTCGTCGAGGCCACGAGCTATCAGGGCCTCGGCTGCGCGCCGGAGCGCGACGAGCACTCCCGTCTCGAACATGATGTCGCTGAGCGTGTCCAAGGTCACTCCTGGGGCTCCAGCATTTCGGCTTTCATCCGCCATGTCGGGTACTCCGGATTTTGGTCGATGAGGGGATACGCTGGCCAGCGGCCGGCAGCCATGCACGTCGCCCAGATCACCTCGGCGCGGTCGAGCTGGGCCCTCCCGATCGTCATGTGGGCCTCGGTCATCTTGACGACCGACAGCGCGTAGGGCGGGGCGTTCTCGACGACCACGAACCTGTGCTCGCGGCGGCCGGCTCCCTCCGGCAGGAGGTAGTCAAGGATGCGCTCGTGCATGGCCGCCTGGATGGGCCAGTCGGCGTCCACGAGCTGCCGCCACAGCTCGTCAGGGTGAGCGCTGCGGCCGGTGGTCTTGAGATCCCAGGGGCGCAGGGGGCTCGGCAGCCAGTCGATCATGCAGCGGAGCCAGTAGGGCATGCCGTCGTCGTCCAGCTTGGCGATCGCCACGACCTCGGCGGCGCGCTCGACGTCGGGCTCGTACCAGTCGGGACCGTAGCCGCGCTCCTCAAGCTGGGCCCTGATGGCCTCGACCATCTCGCCGCCGCGCACCCAGTCCTTGCCGAGCGCGCCGAGCTTACCGGCCTCGGCGACGTCGGCGCGGTGGTGCTGCGCGTCCTTGGTGCGCCAGTCCTTGTAGTCGAGCACCTCGATCTCACGGCCGCGCCCGAGGAGCCGGCGGTGCGCGATGTGGCCGACGTCGTACTTGGTCGGGTCGCTGTCCTCCAGGTCAGGGTTGAGCCTGGGGTGGGCGAGCCGGGCGTGGGCGGGGGACTGGCGCAGGAGGATCTTGGCGATCGACTGCGTCAGGCTGGGCTCGGGCGTGGGGTCGGCGAAGTAGTCGCTCGACTCGACGCCGTAGTGCAGGCCAGGGCCGAGGGTCATGGTGCTCCTAACAGTCGTTGACTTGAAACTGGTCGGCACCGATGCGCTTGGCCTCATCGGCAAAGTCGGTCTGGTAGTGCTCGCGGATGTGGGTCCGACCGAACCCGCTGAGGATGACCGCGCCGCAGCCCTGGCACTCGAAACGGTCGCCGACCCAGAGCTTGTAGGGCTTCCACTTCTCCGGCTCGCCGTTGCCCGGCAGCGCGTCAGGCTCGATCGGCATGCCCTCGGTGAAGTAGAAGCCGGCCCGCTTCATCCGGAAGAAGCGCCGGCAGGGGACGCAGACGGGCTTCATGCCTTCACCGGGGTGTAGGTGCCGCGCCGCACGAGTGCGTACTCGCCGGCCGATCGGATGAGCCGGGCGTGGGCCAGGAACGTCCGCCACTCGCTGGCGCGGACCTTGAAGTGATGCGTCCAGGCGGCGGATCCGCGGGGACGGTAGGCGAGGTGGATCGTCATATGTTTGCCTCCAGGCCGGGGAAGCGGCTGCACGAGATCCAGCGGTCCTCGATCGCGAGCACGCAGTCGAACCCGGTGTTGCGGGTCTTGGCCGGCAGCTCCACGGTCGCCACCGGAGCCGGCGAGACGCCGATGGCCCCGGCGGCGAGCGCCAGGACGAGGCCGAGGTGGATCCAGTTCATCGGAGATCCTCCTCCCTGACGAAGCTGACCATCCCCAGGCGCTCGGCGATCCGGCCTACCTGCCCGCAGCCGCGCTGCTCCCAGTCGCCATGACATGCGACCTTGCGGCCGGCGATCGTCGCCTTGTGGCAGACGAAGTAGCCGTCGGACCTGTGCAGATCCTGAAGCAGTTGCTTGCGGCGCTCCTCGCGCACGATCTTGTTGGGGCCGTAGAGACACTGGTCGCAGCGCTCGCTGAGTACCTCGTAAGTCATTTCGGTGCCTCCATTGGCGGGAAGGTGACGCCCAGCCCGGCCTTCCACTCGAACACGCAGGAGTCGCCGCCGTCGGTGACGATCACGCGATCGACGATGCCGAGCTTGGTGGCGACGTTGTTGCTGTAGTGCCGGGCGGCGAGGATGGCCTCCTCGGCGGTGACGTTGCGGCGCACGTACTCGTGCTGGCCGGCGAGCGGGCCCGCCTTGCTGGAGAAAAACTGCACGACGTTGAACTCAGACTCGCCCGTCATCGCTCTCTCCTGCGGTCGTGGCCTCGAACAGGCGCTCGTGCTGCTCCGCCTGCCGGTAGGCGAGGTTGAGCGCAGCCTGGAGGGCCGAGAGCCAGCGGTGGCGCTCCTCGCTCGGCCACAGGCTGCCGGGATCCGGCATGGAGTTGATCAGGGCGGCGATGACAGGCGACGCGAGGCCGCCGCGGATGCGTCTGCTACGGGGCATGCATGCTCCTTCAGTGGTGAGGGGTGACGTTGTAGATGGCCATGACGAGGAACCCGACGACGAGGGTCGTCAGGAACAGCGTCGCGGCGGGGCGGACGATCATGCCAATGCCCCAGGCGAGGATGACGGCGACGATTCCGAAGAGGTGCATCAGCGTGGGCACTCCATCATCGTCTTCAGGCGGCGGGCGGCCAGCCGCTGGATGGTCGCGCGGACCCTCTCGCTGTCCGGCCAGTGCTCGTGCGCCATGCCGGAGATGATGACCGCCGAGAAGCGCATCATCGCCTCCAGGACGTCGGCCGTCTTCACGGCCGTGCTCATGTCCTCCGCGTCGAGCCACGCCTCGAACGCCGGCCACGCCTCGCTGGCGAGGAGCCGGGCGTAGGGCTTGTTGTCCCCGTTGAGGAGCATCTCCTCGATGACGTGCTGTGGCACGCGGCTGCTCGCGCCGCGGCGGGTGCGCGACTGCTCGTAGGCCCAGGCGCGCGCTGCCTTGTCGGCATCCTCCAGCGTGGCGTGCCTGCCGGCGACGAACACGCCGTCGTCGGTGGCGATCACGAACTGGCCGTCGGCCTTGTCTCGCAGGATGGTAACGGCAACGCTGTCGGTCATGTCTCTCTCCTCGGGGTCCGTAGTGTGCGCCCACGCCTACCGATTGGCAAGCGCGGGCGCATAATTATCGGCTGCCCTCCGTCGTCACCGCTGCCAGCTCCATCTGGACGAGGGCCTCCAGGATGCCGGCGAGCGCGGCGACGTCACGACGCCACGGCTCAGGCTTGGTGTCCCAGGAGTAGCCCTTCAGCTCGACGAGGATGTGCTCGGCGATGACCTTGTAGTGGCTGACCCCGTCGGGCTGCGGGAGAGCCCCGATGAGGGCCCTCCACTCGGCAACGGTCTTCTTTGTCATGGCGCTCACCATCCCAGCTCGCGGGCCCGCCGCACGATCTCGCGGCCGGCGTCGGTGATCTCACCGCCAGGGGCTCCCTGGCGCTCGGCGGCGTAGCCCTGGGCGACCAGCTTCAGCATGCCGACGCCGCCGGGCATGCGGCCGGTCGCGACGGCCTTGCCGAGGTACGCCAGCCCGGTCGGGGTGACGCCCAGGCGCTTGGCAATGGCGACAGTGCGCCGATGCACCTGCTGCCGCTCATGCCGGTACTGGAATTGTCGGGAGGGAATGTTCATCGTCAGTCTCCTTGGGTTGGTGGCGGGGCCACCGCATGGCCCCGCCGGTTGGGATCAGAACGCATACCGCTCGGCGCAGATCGGGCCGATGCCGCGCGTGATGCTCTCCTTGTTGGTCAGCTCGGCACCGCAGATGGCGCACTCGCCGACCGTCTTGCCGTAGGCGATCGCCGCCTGGGCAGGATCACCGGCAGCGGCTACGATCTCGTCGCGGCGCTCGTCACCGCACGTCGCGACGCAACGGAAGGCCCCGGCGACGATCTTGCCCAGGTACTCCTGACCTTCCTTGACGTAGATCGCGCCGGGGTTCGTGCCGGTCATCGGGGCCGGGTTGAAGATGAAGGCGTGCTTCAGGACGACCGTCTCGACGCCGTCCACGACGGGGCCGGGCTTCGTCACGGCCAGCCGCAGCGTCAGCTTTTTCTTGAAGCCGCTGGCGCGGGCCGTGGCAAAAGCCTCCTCGATGCGCTCGACCGCGATTTTTGCGGCCGGTGCGACACGCTGAGCAGCGGCGGCCTCGACGGCGGTAGCGCGCTTGGCGAGGTTGGTGCGGACGGCGGCCAGACGGCCCTCGGTCAGCTCGCCGTACTTGACGACGGCCGCGCGCAGGTTCTGTCCGAAATCCTGGCCGCCGGTCGCCTTGGTCAGCTCCCACTTGACCCGGTCCTCGATCCAGGCCCACTCGGCCGGGTAGGCCGTCCTGAAGGCCTGGATGTTGTCCACCTGGGCGGCCAGCTTGCGGCCCTCGGCCTGGACGCGCGCCTTGGCGCGGACGGCGGGGGCCGTCTTGTAGTTCTTGCCGCCCTTGCCGCCGCAGGCGAAGCAGGTGCCGAAGTGGCCGTAGACGCCGCGGCCGTTGCACTTCCAGCAATTCTGCCAGTGCAGGGCAGGCTCCTGGGCGGGGACGGCCGGGGCGACGCGCGCCGGGGCCGCGATCAGGGCCTCCAGCTCGTCGCCGCCGAAGTCGATGTCGTCGTTGAAGTCGTTGGTCATCGGAAGTCTCCTTGGTGTCTGGCCGCCGCCAAGCGGCCTCGGTGCTTTATGCGCCCGCGCTCACTCTCCTGTCAAGAAAATAAGCGCGGGCGCAATCCCGTGACGCAGTACCTACACGGGGGGTGGTCGGGGCCGCCCCAGGGGAGACTTATCCCGGAGCGGCCCCTAGCAACGCCGTTGTTGGCGGTCCGGCGCTGATTCCTACGCCGCCGCGGCGAGCACCTCCCACTCGCTGCGGGGCAGTTCGACAATCTCGCCTCCCAGGCGCTCCAGCTCGGTCGCCCGGTCGTAGTCTGCCACGTCCTGGGCCTGCCGCGTGATCGCGTTCAGGAGGCCGAAGCGGTTGAGCTGGCCGCCCTCGATCAGGTGCTTCAGGATACCCTTTCCCTCGCCCTCGTTGAGGCCGTAGCGCTTGCTGGCCAGGGAGATGACCTGGACGGCATCCTCGATCTTGTCCTGCTTGGTGCCCTCGACCTTGTCGATGAGCGCGTCGAACTGGATCCGGTCGAACGCCGCCTTGGTGACGTCGGTGATCGCGCTCCACACCGCGGCGTCGTTCAGCCGGCGCGACTGGTCGGAGAGGAGGGCGTAGACCTCGTCGCCGATGTCGTGCCTGCTGCCGACATGGTACTTCCGGCTGGAGCGCTCGCCGAAGGTGGCGAGGTTCGAGCACCAGGAGTCGTAGTAGCCGACCAGGACCGAGAGCGCGCCCTGGCCCACCTCGCTGTTCGAGATGGTGATCGCCGGGGCCGCGACGCGCACGATCTTGTGCCCGCCGTCGCCGAACTCCGCGCCGACCTTCGCCAGCTCCCGCGTCACCTTGCGATCGACGGCCTTGATGTAGAGCCGCCGGTCGGTGATCTCGCTGCTCAACAGATCCAGGTCCAGCTCACGTAGGACCGGCAGCACCGCGAGCGCGAGATCCTCGTGCTCCAGGGGGCGGAACTTGTCCGACAGGTAGGCTCGCGCCGTGCCGTCGAGCGTCCTGATCATCTGCTTGGCCGGGTGCTTCTTGAACCATTCGTTGATGTTGTTCGCGAGCAGCTCGGGGGCCTCGGCCTTGCAGCGATCGTAGTATTTCGCCGGGATGGCGAGCGCGTCGCCGATCTGCCGGTGAGTGTGCTCGTTGATGCGTGTCGTCTGGTCGCCGAAGCGGAGGCCGATCTCGCCGGTCGGCCACGCGAAGGCCTCCAGGCGGGAGGTGTCTACGATGTAGTCGCTCTTCGCGGCTGCGCGGCGCTCGATTTCGGCCGCCAGCTCGGTGAGTGTCTTTCCCTTAGCCATGATGGTAGTCTCCATGTTGCTGTGATTGATGAATTCCCCCGGCCACCGAGCCGGGGGCTTTTTTGTCAGCCGTCGAGGGGCGTCTCGCCCTTCGCGTTCTCGTCGCCGAGGGCGTCGTAGATATCCACGGTGCGATCGGCCTCGGCCAGGACGGCATCGACCACGAGCCAGCCGAAGCTCTCCCAGCGGCCGATGCGCGGCTCGCGGTAGCTGTTGATCTTCACCGTGTAGCGGCCGACCCGTAGCTCGGGGACGCAGGCGTCCGCGATCTTCGCGGCGTCCTCGCTGGTTGCCGGCCAGCACAGATCGTGGCGCAGCATGTCGATCGGGAACTGGCCGCGACCGGCGACGAAGTACTCGTACCAATACCGAGGCCGATCGGCGGCCCAGACGGGCCTGATGCGGACGGGGTAGGGCAGGTGGGGCATGGTCAGTCTCCTGTGGTTGGGGTTATTTTGCCGCCTGTCTCGGTGTAGCCGCCGTCGTGGCCGAGCCTGACGTAGGCCCGGTCCTCGGGGACCAGGAAGACCAGCGGGGCCTTGGTGTCCGGCGGGAGCTGGACGTAGGCCACGACGCCCCAGGCCTTGACCTCCTCGACGATCGCCAGGAGGCCGTCGAGGGGCTTGCCGGGCAGTCGCACGATGACGATGTCGCCGGGGCTCACAGCGGCACATCCCGGCCATCGAGCCGCTTGTAGTTGACCGGGTCTTCTTTCGACTCGGTCGCCCGGTGCGCCGTCGTCAGCGTCCAGCGGCTGTAGAGGTCGCGTGCGCTGTCTGCGGCCTCCTTCTCGGTGGCGAAGCGCAAACTATTCCGATGCCAGCGGTCGCCTTCGCCTTCACCTTTGACTTGAACTTCCGGGGCCCAGCTCATCATCCTGTCCTCAGTGTGCCGCCCTTGGCGGACTTGGCCACCCAGTTCGGGCCCCGGCCGCGAGAGCGCTTGCGGTCGTAGGCCAGCTCGACGCTGTCGCCCTCGCGATAGTGCTCGGTGGCCTTGCCCGGTGCCGGCCACTTGTAGGCGTTGGCGACGAAGCCGTCGTGATACTCGCGGACGCTCGCGATGCGCGGATCGCTGTCAAAGATCTTCTTGATGTCGGTCATGTCGTTCTCCTCGTTGAGCCTAGAACGAGCCCCTCCTCCGGGGGGCTCCTGCTAGGGTCAGGGGGTGGCAACCTCAACGCCACTCGTCGTGGCCGTTCCGGATGAGCCATGCCGCGCACTCGCGGCGGGTGCCGTAGAACACCCGGCGCTTGTCCTGGAGCCGGACCACGACGTAGTCGGGGCCCTGCTCGTGCTCGATGCGGTAGAGGTTCTTGACGCGGGTCATCGGACGCCTCCCTGGGGGGCCTCGGGGATTTCCTGCACGTAGACCTGCCGCCAGCTATGGACGGTCAGGTACGGGCTGGTCCGTGCCCGCTGCTTGCTGGCGAAGGCCTCGGCCTCCTCACGGGTGTCGAACATGCGCTGCCCATTGGTGGTGATGAGCGGGTAGGTCACGCGGAACTGGGTCATGGTCGTCGTCTCCTGAAGGGTGGTGGTGGGGCCCCCGCCAAGGGGCCCCGTTGAGGTTAGCGGGCGAGGGCGAGGCGGTTGAGCGCCACCCAGGTCCGGAGGTTACGGACGCCGTTCCACTTCACGCGGGCCTTGCCCTCGCGGTAGGTGCCGGCCGCGCCGATCTCGATGACCGTGCCGTTGGGGAACTCCTTGCGGGTCCACTGGTCGGGGTGGAGGACGGTGGTGCCGATCTCGATGTTCATCGGAAGTCTCCTTGGTTGGTGCCGGCCGCCAAGCCGGTGTGACGCTTCTATGCGCCCGCGCACTGCCACCTGTCAAGCGCCCGCGCATAAAATAATGCGTCCAGGCTCACTTTTTTCTCCGATCGACGCCAGCGCTATCAGGAGCCCCGTGGGCGCGTTTTAGTGCGTCCCCGCATAGTCGGGCCGGACTTCACGTTTTTCCGCGCCTACGACGTTTTCATTCGAGCGTTGTAGAATGGATTTGCGATGCAACCCCTACCTGGGGCCGATCTGGGGAATGGAATTGCGCGTGGGCGCATAGTCGCGAGTAGGAATGGCGGAGTTACGCCGTTTCGGATATGCCTCGGCGCTCAAAACACCACGAAAAACATTTTTAGAGCAACTCTAAACTGGAGCGGCCGCGCCTATCATACCTGTGGACGAGCGTTGACGCATTGCGCGCGGGCGCTTACCTTCCCGCCAACCTCATGAGGTGACCAATGGACGTCAAGGCAGAAGTGGAATCGATGGAAGCCGGGCTGCGCGAGAAAGGCATCGTCGTCGCCGACGTGCTGCGCGACGCCGGCATCGCGGCATCGACATGGCAGCGCTGGAAGGCGAACGGACAGGTGCCGCTGGTCGATACCTGGGAGCGGGTCCAGGAGGCCTACCGGCAGCGGATCAAGCGGCGGTGAACCGATGGCAACTGGAGCAGTGGCTGGCCGACTGGTTCGAGCGGAACTCCGACGGGGCGGTGCGACGTGGTGAAGGCTCAGCTCTCCTCTACGACATCGACGCCGGGCGCGACGTCTTCGACATCTCGGAACTCGCGGAGCGCCTCGCCACCGCACTTGCCGAAGCGGGTGCTGTTCGTCCTCGGGATGGTCGCGCGCGGTCAGACGCTGATCAGGACGATGATCTCTGGTGAGCCCCGCTACCACTACTCGCCGAGCGGCCGGGAGGCTCCCAGGATCTCCGCCGAGGAGGCGATCGCCAGCGGGATGCTCAAGCCCGGCGAGGATGGCTTCTGGAGCGGAGCGGACCAGACATGGACACGCTAGCCGCAGAGCTGCGGGCGGCGGCCGACGCGATCGACAAGGTGGCCCACGAGCAGCGCTGCTGGTCGGTGATCTCCAATGCCGTGGCCGCCTGCACCGACCACATCACGGCGATCGCCGGGAACGTGGAAAAAAACTACCGCATCCTCGCGCTGGAGGCGGCCACGAGCGGCACCGGGATGCCCTCCAGCGAGCCGCTGGCGATCGTCGAGCGCATCGTCCTGGGGCGGATCCAGCGCAACGTAGCGATCGCCCTGGCGGTGCGCTTCGGTCGCTGGACGAGCACCGAGCAGCTCGTGGCGGCAGCCTGGGGTGACCAGTCCAGCGGCGGCCCGCTGAACGCCAACAAGGTCATCGACGTCGTCGTCTACAACCTGCGGCGCAAGCTGAAGCTGACCGGGCTGGCGATCGAGGGTGCGCCCTACAGCGGACGAAGAATGGTGCGGATATGAGCTGGTTCTGGATCGGGGTCGCCACACCGTTCCTCGTGGCCATGCTGCTCTGGGTGATCTGGGTACTGCGAGGAGCGCCGGGAGGGTGGGGCCCATGAGCGAGCTGGACGCCGCCGAGACGATGGCGCAGGCACTGCTCGAAATCTCTGCGGGCATCCTCGAACAGGGTGAGATGTCCCTCCCGGTGATTCTCCACGGGGCGGTGCGGATGATCAGGCTCCAGAAGGCCGAGATCGACCGGGCTCGCAAGATTGAGGCCCTGGCCCTAGCCCAGGTCAAGGAGACGACGGCGGTCCTCGACCTCGTCAGCCTGGAGCGCAACGAGCTGCGCGCCGAGCTAGCCAAGCTGCGCGCCCGGCTCAACGACCTCCACGACGTGCCGCCAGAGCACGAGTCGGAGCCGCTGCCGTTCCATCGCGGCTGGGAGCTGGCGGTGCGGGCGGTGAGCGCATGAGCTTCCACCTCCGCCACTTCCTCTCCTACAACAGGCGAACCGGCAACTTCATCTGGCGACGGCTGCCGCCACGCCCAGGTCGGGCTCGCCTTGGTGCGATCGCAGGCACGATCACCAAGCGCGGCTACATCGCGGTCGGCATCGGAGGGCAGCGTTATCTCGCTCACCAATTGGCGTGGTTCTTTGTCTACGGGGAATGGCGGCACGACCTCGACCACAAAAACGGCGACCGCACCGACAACCGCATCGTCAATCTCCGCCCATCGACCATCGCACAGAACCAGCACAACGCCCGCCTTCGCCTCGACAACAGGTCAGGGGTTAAGGGAGTGTCATGGGACAGCCATAACAAGAGGTGGCGAGCCCAGATCGGATTGCGTGGGCGCACGATCCTCATAGGACGATTCAGGACGGTCGGGGAAGCTGCGGAGGCACGCGCTGCTGCCGCCAATGAAATGCACGGCGAGTTTGCGAGGCTGCGATGACGGTCGAGCTGCGTCCCTACCAGATGGAGATCGTCGAGGGCCTGCGCGCCGAGCTGCGCCAAGGCAAGTCGGTCCTGGCCCTCAGTGCCACCGGCAGCGGCAAGACCGTCCTGGCGTCCTTCATGATCGGCCGGGCGGCGGAGCGCGGTAAGCGGGTCTGGATGATCGTCCACAGGGACTTCCTCCTCACCCAGACAGCCGGAGCCCTTGAGAGGGCCGGAGTCGAGTTCGGGTACATCGCGTCGGGCTTTGACTTCAACCCTCACAAACAGGTGCATATTGTCTCGATCCAAACAGTCATCCGGCGGCTCGACCGGCTCACACCTCCCGACCTCATCGTCTGGGACGAATGTCATCACATTGCCTCCAGCTCGTGGGCGTCGGTCTATCGGTGGGCCGGCGGTGCTCACCATGTCGGGCTCTCAGCCGTGTCTTCACGTTTGGACGGGCGAGGGCTGGGAGATTTTTACAGCGCCCTGGTCCGAGGTCCGTCTGCTGCTTGGCTCACTGAGCGTGGCTTTTTGTCCGCCTACCGAGCATTCGCTCCCGGCAGCCCAGATCTCCGGGGCGTCCACACCCGAGCCGGAGAGTACGTGACCCGCGAGCTGGCCGCGGTCATGGACACCGACACCATCGTCGGCAACGTCGTCGGCCAGTATCGGAGGCTCGCCAATGACAAGAAAGCCATCTACTTCGCCGTCTCCATTGATCACTCTAAGCATATCGCTGCCGGGTTCACCGCCGCTGGAGTTCCAGCTCGACACCTGGACGCTGACTCTTCTCTCGATGAGAGGGTTAGGGCAGCCAGGGATCTCGCTGGAGGCGAACTCCGAGTCCTCTCTTGCGTGGATCTCTTTGGCGAGGGTTATGATCTCAGCGCCCAGTCCGGACGAGACGTTAGTGTTGAAGCTGTCGGGCTCTGCCGGCCAACGCAAAGCCTGACGCTGCACCTCCAGCAGATCGGACGAGCCCTCCGCCCCAAGCCCGAAGCGGCGGTGATCCTCGACCACGCCGGCAACATCATGAGACACGGGTTGCCCGACGAGGAGCGCGAGTGGAGCCTCGACGGGGTGGCCAAGCGCAAGGCCGACAAGGACGTCGGCCCGCCGGTCCA